GAACGCCCGCAGTACCGACGCAGGGCCGCATGGGCCGAGTCGATGACCACCTGAAGGCGGGTATCGTCACCCGTGCCGGTGATTCCCGCCCAGGTCTTGTAGTCGCTGAGGGTCACAATCGCCACGGGAACGCCCCCTTAGTTGAGGAACTTGCAGACGATCTGGACGGCGGTAGCAGTGCTGATGCTCGCAGCCGTCTCGGTCAGGACTGTCACCCACGAACACCCTTGCAGGTCAACCCAAGGGGAGCCGTCGATCTGGTTCTCAAGACACTGCGACCACTGATAGGTCCCGTCGCGAATGTCGTTCGTGCCGTCACAGGTCAGCGTGGTCCCCGTGGTGTTCGCCGTCGCGTCGAGTCGCTGAGCGAAGACCGACAAGTTGCCTTCGGTCGCGACGCCTGCCTCCGACAGCGTGCCGACCAGCCCGAAGACGCGAATCACGGGCGAAGTCGTCACCGTTGCACCGCTTCCATACTGCACGCGGAGTTGGCAGCGAACCGCACCCTCGGGCACCTTGACGTATCGCACGGATGCGTTCAACCCGGACGCCGTTGGGCGAAGCAAGTTCGCAGCAGACTCGGCGGTAGCCTCGGCGTCGGCGTGGATGACCTGCCACTTCTGCGACTGGATCGCTCCGGGGTAGCTCATGCCGTCGCTCGGTACGATCTTCGATCCTACAACAATCGTCGCCATGGTCTGCCTCCGAAGGTGAAAGCCCTTACCGCATAGTCTCCCATGCGGCAGGGTGGAAGGGGATGCCGGGATTAGCCCGCGACGATCAACTGCTGACCGACGTTGCACTGAGCGGCGGTGCCGGGGACTTCCTGCAAAGTCGCCAGACCGATCGCCGAGGCAAACGTACCAGCAGCACCGTTGCCAGCCGTCGCAACCAGATTGATGAACCGCTTACGGCCACCCGTGATCGGGATGGTCACGCTGACGATAGTGTTGTCAGCCGTCGCCGAGGGGAGCGTCGCCGGTGACACGCTGAAGTCAGCACCCGAAATGTCGGTGCCGCTGGTAAGCGTGGTGGCGTCGGTCTTGGCGTCGGCTTCCTGCACCTTCAGGGCAGCCATCGCAATGTCGGTTGCGCCCAAGATGAACTCGATCGTCAGCGAAGTGCAGCCGAGCGTGTCGAAGACGGTGGAAGCCCACGAGGTGTTATCGACGATCGCCTGCGGGGCGATGAAGATGTGCCGCTTGAGCTTCTGAGCAATCAATGCGTCCATTGTGAGACTCTCTTTCTGCCGGGAGTACCCGGCGGGTGTTCAGGCTTAGGCAGTCGTGATGAGGCCAGCAACCGGGCCGTACTCGCGGGAGGCAGCCGTCGCGTTCGCGTTGCCGACGTCGTGGACGTTGATGGCGTAGTTGAGGGCCATCTGGTAGCCAACCTTACGCTGATCCCAGTAACGCTCGGTCGAGGTGCTGAGGCTCATCGTGTCGGGAGCCACGCCGATCTTGGTGCCGAGGGCGAAGTCGCCCGCGTACAGGCAGACCGTCGAAGCAGCCGAACGCTGCGGGAGGGCATTGGAGATGACGAGCGGGTTGCCCATCCAAGAGCGGGGGATGCCGTTGACGACTTCCAGACCCGTGACGCCGCCCTTGCTCTGAGCGAGTGGCACGAGCACGCACTGGTAGAACTGCCACGAGCAAACCAGCTTCACGCCGCCGATGCCTTCGAGGGCACCGATCGCAGCCATGACGTTCTGAATGTCGTCATAGGTGACAGCAGACCACGCCGCCGAGACGCCCGGACCATGCCAGCCGCATACTCGGCGTTGGTGGTCCAAGTGCCGCCCGCGTCGGTCACGAGCTGCGTGAACTTGCCGAGCACGCCGCGCTGGTTGAAGTACGTCGAGGTGCCGTCGCCGTTGAAATAGATTTCCTCCAGCTTCTTCATCATCGCGTAACGCATCCGCTCCGCGACCTTCGACCCGAAGTCGAAGTTGTTGGACTGGAGGGTCTGGTTCGTGACGGTGGACAGGGCCACCATCTCGAACGGCTGGAGGCGGACCTGATCGCCCGCGATGTTGCTCTCGGTCGCGGCGACGCCCTGTCCGGGGCTGTAGACCGTCACGCCGCCGGTGATGCGGGGAACGGTGGTGCCCTGTGCCGGGATGGGTTCGATCGACACGCCGAGTTCGGTGAGGGCCTCGTAGGCACCGCGAATCTCGATGACCTGATTGCGGAGAATCTCGGGGATGCCGAACCCGCCGGACGACAGGTCATAGCTGACGTTCGCCTTGCGGCAGATTTCGGCGGCATCCTTGAAGGACTTGGACGCGGTGTCGCCAGCCTTGGACAGTGCCACGGCCTTCGCCCAAGCACCGATCAACTCGGCAGAGTCGGCGTCCTTGACGTAGGTTTCGCCCGCGTTGGCGCGAGCCTGGAAGGCCTTGCGGGCGTGGTTGCCGATGGTGAACCGCTGGGGCGCGTCGTCGTCGTCAGCCGCACCGCCGAGAACCGCAGCGGAGGCAGCCTTGCGGGCAGCGTCCTTCGCGGCCTTGGTGGCAGCCTGCGACTCGGCCAACTGAGCCTTGAGGCTGTCGGTTTCGTCGTCGCCGAGAACCACGCGGGTAGCGCGGGCCGCCTCGGCGTGCGACTTGTACGCCGCCTCGACGTCAATGTCCTTCGTGCCGTCGCTCAGGGTGATGAGCTTGGCCGCGAGGAACGACTTCACCGCCGGGGCGTCGGCGTCGCCGCCGGTGTAGCCCTGAGCCTTCGCAAACTTGATGATCTTGTTCCAGTCCATTTCGCAAACTCCAAAGAAGGTGATTGAACACCCCTAGGACTTCGCGCCGCGAGACAGGGCTATACGCCGCTCCCGCGTGGACTTGGCCGTCAGGTCAAACTGTGGCCCCCTGCGTCAGCAGATGACCACCACTCGTCGAAGCGACTTCTCGCCCGCTTCCATCATCTCGCTCTGACAATCACCGTTCATCGGGATCGCCGTATACGAGACTTCCAACAATCTCCACGCCCGAATGATACCACGGGCCTCGGGGTATTTCTTCCGCTCGTCGGCACCGGGGGGAGACACGTCCAGCACTTCCATGCCGATCGAGTGCCCGATGTTACCAGCTTCCGCCAACGCCTGCACGGCGTTACGCTTGGGGTTGTCCGTGGACTTGACGAGGGCCGACCGGCAGAGCCAGCCGTCCGGGGTCATCTTGAGCGACCGGCACTTGCCCACAGCCGAGAGAATGTCATACTCGTGATCCACGAAGAGGGTGCGGTTCTTCGCGAAGTAGGACGTAACGTCGCCGCCTTCCGGTAGCACCACCTCCCCCTCAAGGTCCACGGTGGCACGGGTGGCGTAGCAGAGAATCTCGAATGGGTCCCCGGCCTTCGGTGTGCGGGCCAGCTCGGGCGAGCCGATGGGGCCAGCCTTCACGACGACGGTGTTCTTTCCGCCCGCGTCGCGATACCGACGGGTTACGGATTCGAGGGCCTTGGCCCGGTAGTCGTTCCAGTTCATTGTTCGTCCTCCGTGACCATCGGGATACCGACGCAGCCGCATGACGGGTGAATGTCGCTCGCAGCCATGACCGGCCTCGCCATGACGTAGACCTTCCCATCCGTGCCCGCGATGGTGTCGCCGGCGGCGAAGAACGGTTTCCCGATGGGGACCTTCTTGCCGGCTACGGCGTTGTTTGCCCCCTCGCAGAGCCCGCAGGGATTGCCGGACAGCAGCCATTCCTTCGAGTCAAAGCCCAGTTCCTCGGCCTGCTTGAGCGACCCATGCTGGTAGGCTCTGGACGTTTCCGTGCGGGCAATCACCTCGGCACGGTTCAGCGAAACCTCCGGGATCTTGTCGGTAAGTTCCTGTTGAATCTCGTTGATCGTCTTGCCCTGCTCCAGCCCCGCGTCGATCGTGGTACGCATCTGGTCAGCCATGGTTTCCGTAACGCCCTTCACCAGATCGAAGTTGTAGTCGGCGATGTATTGCCGGGCCGCTTCGGACGTAAGCGGTTCGGCGTCCGGGGCATACTGAGCGGTCATCGAAACCGCACCCGCCCGGAACGCCTCTGAGATACTGGTCTTCAGCAGCCCTTCCAGTTCGGTAGACGACAGGGCCGAAATGTCGAAGGACCCATCCGGGCCGATCGCACTGACGCCACGCTTCAACGCATCTTCGGCCCACGAACGCACCGCCCGGAAGATCCGGGCCTCGATGCTCTCATCGGTCGGGTCAGCCTTCCTCGCGTGCCGCTTGCCGCACCCGCACTTGCCGGTCCACTCCCAACGCCCGACTAGTTGAGGCTTGGCCCCTTTACCGCGAGATTTGGCAGCGTCGCCTTGATCCTCTGGCTCGGACTCATCGTCGCCACCTTCGGGGCTAGAACCATCTCCACCACCGCCGGGACCATCTCCGCCGGTAGCGTCAGGGTTATCGCCGCTTGCTGGCGTTTGCTGATCTTCGGTTTCGTCCTCATCGTCCTCTTCCTCCTGCATCGGTGCCGTGGGGAACATTGGGGCGGGGCGTCCCATCGTGTTCGACGAATCGTCCACCGGGTCAAGCCCAAGCAC